ACAGCTTCAAAGTTTGCGATTGCTGCAGGATGCAGTCGCCAAGCGGTTTCTAAGGCGATTCAACAGGGTCGCCTAGAAGGCGCTTTGGTTGACACAGGAAACGTCAACCCGAAGATCGACCTGGAGAAGGGACTGCGGATCTGGGGCGTTACTGAGCGGCCAAGTGCTGCGCAGATGCCTGAAAAGCCCAAGAAAGAGCCGAAACCCCTTGAGGCTGCACAAAAAGAAGTGCGGCGGCAGGTGACTTACGTCGAGGAGGAAGATGTGCCGGACTTTTACACAAGCCGCGCACGCAAAGAGCACTACAACGCAGAGATTGCCAAGATCACGGCGGCGACTCAGATGGAGGAGCTGGTGCCTGCTGAGCTTGTTAAGAAGGAGAGCTTCCAGCTGGGACGTTCTATTCGTGAACAGCTGGCCAATCTTGCTGATCGTTTAAGCAATGAGCTGGCGGGTGAAAGTGATCCTGCTGTCATTCATCGTGTGCTGACGAATGAGCACCGGCAGTGCCTGATGGAGATTGCGAAGGTCGCATGAACCCATGGCGTGAAGGTTTTCTAGACGGGCTTCGACCAGAGGAGCCGTTGACTGTTGATGAGTGGAGTGATCGATATAGGCGGCTAAGCAGCAAAGCGAGTGCGGAGCCTGGGCCATGGCGCACTGATCGGACGCCTTACCTGCGTCAGGTCATGCGTGACCTGAGCAGTGAGAGCACTGTGCAGCGTGTTGTGCTGATGTTCTCAGCGCAGAGTGGCAAAACAGAGGTTGGCCTGAATTGGCTGGCTTGGATTATTGACCACAGCCCTGGGCCGTTGCTTGCGGTGCAGCCCACCATTGAGATGGCGCGGAGAATGTCCAAGCAGAGGCTGGAGGGCCTGATAGAGGACACGCCAAGGCTTAAAGAAAAAATTGCACCTCCGCGCTCTAGAGATGGAAGCAATTCGATGTTCGCCAAAGACTTCCCTGGCGGGATTCTGTTGCTCACTGGTGCGAATAGTCCTAGCCAGCTGCGCTCTGCACCTTGCCGTTACCTGTTCATGGATGAGGTGGACGCTATGCAAGAGATCCCTGGGGAGGGGGACCCGGTTGCCCTAGCCGAACGCAGGACGACGACCTTTGCCAGGCGGAAGGTGCTGCTGACTTCTACGCCGACAGTGAAGGACTTCAGCAAGATCGAGGCGGAATATATGAAGTCAGATCAGCGCAAGTTCTGGGTGCCTTGTCCCTCGTGCGGCGAGTTTCAGCACCTTGAGTGGAGCCGGCTGAAGTGGGAGAAGGACAGGCCAGAGACGGCGCAATATCAGTGCAAGCACTGCGGCGAGCGGTTTGACGAACACCACAAGACGCAGATGCTGGCTGCTGGTGAATGGCGGAATCACTCGCACTTTGACGGGAAGACTGCCGGCTTCCATCTGAATGGTCTCTATAGCCCGCTTGGCTGGGCTAGCTGGAGCGAGCTGGCTGAGGACTTTTTGCGTGCGAAGAACGACCCGGCTGCGCTGCGCACGTTTATCAACACAAGACTTGCTGAGACTTACGAAGAGAACTATTCGGCGCAGGTCAGTGCTGAGGGCTTGATGGGCCGGCGTTTGCCGTATGAGCCAGGCACTGTGCCAAAAGACGTTGTGCTGTTGACGGCCGGCGTTGACGTGCAGCTCGACCGTCTTGAGATCTCAGTGTGGGGCTGGTCGGGAGCTAAGGGGCAACCAGAGACAGGCTGGCTTATATGGCACCAAAAGCTGATGGGGGATCCGACTCAGCCAGACGTATGGAAACAACTTGACGCTGTACTTGCAAGTGAATGGGAGACAGAAGAGCACTTTCAACTCAAGATTGCTCAGCTTGCTGTAGACACCGGCTATTGCACGCATGAGGCCTATGCCTATGTGCGTGAGCGTCTGCCGCGTGGTGTTGTTGCTATCAAAGGCAGCAGCCGCAGGAACGCTGCAGCAGTAGGAAAAGGCAGCAAGGTTGATGTGAATTGGAAGGGTCGCACCATCAAAAAGGGCGTCACCCTTTACATGCTCGGAACTGACACTATTAAGACCACGCTATTCGGCAAACTTCGCCTAGAAAACGGCCCTGGCAACCTTAATTTCGGCTTAGCTGCTGATACTGAATACTTCCAGCAACTTACTTCTGAGCGGCAAAAGCTTGTCTACCGGGGAGGGATGCCAACGCGGATTTGGGTCAGAAAAGCATCAGCACGGGCTGAGTGCCTGGACTGCGCTGTGTATGCGTATGCGGCGTTTCAGCTCTATATCCGCCGTCTGCCCAAGCTCACGATGTGGGAAAACCTGCGTGAGAAGCTGGAATCAGGCGACAATAGACCGCTAAAATCAAGGGCAAAGCCGTCAAAACCGGCTCAGTCGTTTGTAAACAGCTGGTGACGTGAACATTCCTAAGAAGATCTACGCCGGCACAACGATCAAATGGAGGGATGATTCAGCGGTTGGCCCGCTGAATGAAAGCATTACAAGTGGCACAGGTAACTGGTCTTTGACCTACTACTTGCGGACGAACACGGCTAGTGAAGGCCATACCGTTGTTGGCAGTTCGTATGGCACTGGCTGGGAGTTCACAATTAGTGCAACAGATAGCGCAGGTTTTGACGCAGGGGATTGGTTCTTTTACGCTGAAGCATCTAAGGGTTCTGAGAAGTTCACTCTTGGCAATGGTCAGCTTGAGGTCTTAGCCAGCCTTGCCTACACCGGAGACCCTGGAGCTTTTGACGGACGCACTCAGGCAGAGAAAGATTTAGACGCAGTCACAGCAGCAATCCGGGCAATCATTGCTGACAAGGCTGCGGAATACAGCATCGGCAATCGCACCTTTAAGCGTGTTGATCTTGCTGAGCTACGGATGCGTGAAAGTCAGCTCAAAGCCATAGTGGTCCGAGAGCGTAAAGCTGCAATGATCGCCAACGGTTTGGGTGATCCCCATTCCCTTTATGTGAGGTTCTGACATGGGCATCCGTTCTGCTTGGCGCGAACTGTGGCGCACTAATCCTGAGCCGATTGCACGGCCACGGGCTCGCATGTTCGGCGGTGCTCAAACCAGTCGCCTGACTTCTGATTGGGTCACGTCTGTCACCTCTGCTGACCAAGAGATCAAGGGCAGCCTTAAACGTTTGCGGTCTAGGTCACGTCAGCTTGTGCGCGACAACGACTATGCAAAGTCTGCCGTCCGCGTTGTCCGCAACTCTGTTGTTGGAACAGGCGTCAGGCTGCAAGCGCAGGTGATGCGTCAGCGTGGCGGCAAGCTCGACATCCGCATCAACGAGCAAATTGAAAAAGCCTGGTCGATGTGGGGCCGCAAGGACAGCTGCAACACCGCAGGCCTTCTTTGTTTTTCAGACATCGAGAAGCTTGCTGTCTCCTCAATGTGCGAAAGCGGTGAGGTTTTCATCCGCATGGTTCGGCAGAAGTTTGGCCGCAGCAAGGTCAACTTTGCTCTTGAGGTCCTTGAGGCTGATCAGCTGGATGAGGATTATGTGCATCCAGCAAGCAAGCCAGGCAACGTTTGGAAGCTTGGCGTTGAGTTAGATCCTTTTGGCCGTCCTGTTAATTACGCCTTCCTAAGCCGTCACCCTGGTGACACTGCGTTCCCGACACGGGAGCCTGGCAAGCGTCACATCATTGTTCCGGCAAAGGATGTCATCCATCTGTTTGACCGGACATCTGCACGGCCCGGTCAGACCCGTGGGGTGCCGTGGCTTGCATCTGCGATGCAAAGGATGCACCACCTAGATGGTTGGGAACAAGCGAGTGTTGTGCGTGCCAGGGCAAGTTCTGCTCTGATGGGATTCATCCAATCACCGGAGGGTGAGCTTGATCCAGGCGGCGAAATCTATGACGAACAGCGGGTAACAGGCTTTGAGCCTGGGCAATTTAAGTACCTGCAGCCAGGCGAGACGGTCACTATTCCTGACATGGATTCGCCAACTGGCGAGTATGAGCCGTTCCTCAGGGCACAGCTCAGGGCACTCGGTGCGGGTGTCGGGTGCAGCTACGAAGTGCTCAGCAACGATTATTCGCAGTCAAATTATTCGTCATCACGACTCGCTCTACTGCAGGACCGCGACAACTGGCGATCCATTCAGCAGATGATGAAAGATCAGTTCTATCAGCCGATTTATGACGCTTGGCTTGAGATGGCTGTGCTTAGTGGCGCACTAAATCTGCCTACTTACGAGACTGAGCCTGAGCGCTACGAGGCTGTGCGCTGGGTCTGCAGGGGCTACCACTACGTCGATCCACAGAAGGAGATTGCTGCACAGAAGGCAGCAGTGCGCAGCGGATTCAAGACGCTTGCCGATTGTGTGGCTGAAAACGGTGGCGACTTTGATGAGTTCTTGGTTGCCCGTCAGTCAGAGCTGGCCAAGCTCGACGAGATGAACATCATTACGGACACCGATCCGTCTGCTGTGAATGGCAGCGGTGCTAGCCAGTACAAGCCGGCCAACACCATTGATGCCTTTGGTGACACGCCTGCGCCTGGTGGCGAGGATGCAGAAAACGTCGGAGAAGAGGAAGTTGGCAACTATTAACGGCACAGAGATCGACCTCAGCCCTACTTCAGGGATGAAGGAAGAGGCGCAGCGTTATCGCGACTGGAAAGCTGACGGTGAATCTGGGGGCACTGAAGTTGCTGCACGCAGAGCCACGCAGATTCTGAGCGGAAGTGAACTGTCAGCTTCTGTTGTGATCCAAATGTCGGCTTGGTTCGCCAGACACGCCGTAGACAAACAAGGCGAAGGTTTTTCACCTGGAGAGGACGGCTACCCATCAAATGGCCGTGTGGCGTGGGCTGCGTGGGGCGGAGACCCAGGGCAGGTGTGGGCTACTAACAAGGCGGATAGAATTAAAGAAATCCGCGAACGTACTATGTCCGACGAATCGCAAGTAAGGGCCGAGCCCGACGAACTTAGCGTCGGAGATTTTGTGCGCTGGAACAGCTCAGGTGGCACCGCAGAGGGCCGCATTGATCGCATTGAACGTGACGGCACAATCAATGTTCCTGACTCTGACTTCACCGTGAACGGTGATGAGGATGACCCTGCTGCACTTATTACGGTCTATCGCGAGACCGACGAAGGCAATGAGGCTACTGATGTGCAGGTTGCTCATCGCTTCTCAACGCTGACCAAGATTGCTGCTCTGCGTTACGCACCCACGCTTTACAAACGGGCTGGCGAGACCAAGTTTGAGGAGCAGGAAGACCGCGTCATGGAGTTCAGCTTCAGCTCTGAATATCCAGTAGAGCGTGCTTTTGGTATGGAGGTCCTGAGCCACGAGGATGGCGCAGCTGACCTTGGTCGCCTGAACGATGGCGCACCGCTGCTGTTCAATCACGACATGGATCGACCGATCGGTGTTGTTGAGCGTGCCTACTTAGACAAGGACAAAAAGAAGGGCTACAG